TCGTAGTAGATGATGTTCTCACCATTACGGGTGTTACAGGAGTCACTGGTTTTAATACAACAGGAAAAGTAGTATCAGTAGACAGCAGTGCAAATACATATGGTTACTTCTCTGAGAGATTGACTATTGATTATGACAGCAGAGCTCTGACAGCCGCTGATGCATCTTTCACTGATGCAAAAGCAAGAAAAACTCTAGTTGTTGCAGCTAGAACTGACAGTGGATCTGGCAAACTGTATGCACAACAAGTACAAATTTCAGGCGTAGGCTAATGAAACTAATCAGAGAAGAAATCGAAGCCGTTGAGGTTATCGTTGAACAACGCAACGGTAAAAAGAACCTCTTTATTGAAGGTGTATTCCTTCAAGGAGAGATCAAGAATCGCAATGGGAGAATGTATCCCATTCAAACTCTTGCTAACGAAGTAAATCGTTATAACGAAAACTTCGTTCAGAAGGGACGTGCTCTTGGTGAACTCGGTCACCCTGATGGTCCTACCGTCAACCTCGACCGTGTTTCTCACAAGATTACTTCTCTTCGTCAAGAGGGTAATAACTTCATTGGAAAGGCACAAATTCTTTCCACCCCTATGGGTAACATCGCTAAGTCTCTCCTTGGAGAGGGAGTTAAGTTAGGTGTATCTTCTCGCGGTGTTGGTTCACTAAATAAGTGCAGCGAAGGATACAGTGTAGTTGGAGAAGATTTTACTCTCGCAACTGCTGCTGATATCGTTGCTGACCCATCTGCACCTGATGCATTTGTGAATGGCATTATGGAAGGTAAAGAGTGGGTTTGGGATGGTGGCATTCTTCGTGAAAGATATGCAGAAAAAACCTATAAGAGAATCAACACTCTTGTAGATCAAAAGCAACTTGACGAACAGAAATTAGGTCTGTTCCAAGATTTCTTAGCAAATCTCTAATTTATAAATAAATATAGTTTAATTACAAGGTTAAATCGGAGAGTTCAGATGTCCCGTAAGAGGAATTTACAAGAAATGGAGAACGCCGTGACCAGAGGTGCTGCACCTGCTGAGCCTATGCAGACTATGGCTGGTGTAAGTTATGAAGATCTCGGCGGTCCTACTCCAGAAAACTATCGTCCCGATGATGATAGTGCAAAACTTAAGGACCCAAGTGGTGAAGGCGGTCATGCCAAAAATCTCAAGTCCGTAAAGGGCGCCCTTTCGAAAGAAGAGGCTGAGGTTGAAGAGACCGAAATCATCGCTGAAGACGAAGCTACAGAAGAGGAAGTCGTAGAGGAGACAGTCGAAGAGACTGTTGCCGAAGAACTTCCTGAAATCACCGATGACGTTGATGTCGAAGAAGACGTTAACGCTCTGCTCGGTGGACAAGAACTCTCCGAAGAGTTCAGAGATAAGGCCAAGACTATTTTCGAGGCCGCTCTGAAGTCTAAAGTAACCGAAATCAGAGAGGCCCTCGAAGCTCGCTACGAAGCTCAACTTGTTGAAGAAGTTGAAGCAATGAAGGGAGAACTGGTCGAGCGTGTTGACTCCTATCTGGAGTACGTCGCTGACGAGTGGATCACCGAAAATGCAATCGCAGTCGAGCATGGTCTCAGAACCGAAATGACCGAATCGTTCCTTGAAGGAATGAAGGGTCTTTTTGAAAATCATTATGTAACTATCCCTGAAGAGAAATATGATGTTGTTGAGTCTATGGTAGACAAGTTAGATGAAATGGAGACAAAACTCAACGAGCAAATTGAGAAGAATATTTCGATCAACAAGCGTCTCTCCGAGGCAACTGCTGGTGGTATCCTTTCCGATGTCGCTGAAGGTCTGACGACCGTTCAGAAAGACAAGCTCGCTTCCCTTGCTGAGGGTGTAGAGTTTGAGAGTGAAGAGTCTTATAAGGAAAAGCTTGAGACTCTGAAAGAGTCGTATTTCAAGTCTTCTCCGAAGAGAAGTGAGTCTGAAGTCCTGACCGAAAGCACCGACCAAGATGTTTCTGGGTCGATGGCCGCTTACATGCAGGTACTTTCCAGATCAGTTCAGAAGTGATCTCAACTTTATTAACATAACAAACGTACACATTCATTAGGTAAACGCAAATGTTCAATGCCGAACATCTGCAGGAGAAGTGGGCACCCCTTCTTGAGCATGATGGTCTTGATCCAATTAAGGATTCCCATCGTCGCGCAGTAACCGCCCAACTCCTGGAGAACCAAGAGAGATTCCTCTCCGAAGAAAAAGCATTCCTGTCCGAAGCTCCTACTATGAGCGTCGGTAACGGTGGATACACTGGATCCGCCACCGCAACCGGCCCTGTTGCTGGTTTCGACCCTGTTCTGATCTCCCTGATCAGACGCTCCATGCCTAACCTGGTCGCATATGACCTGGCTGGCGTTCAACCAATGAACGCTCCTACTGGACTCATCTTCGCGATGCGTTCCCGTTATGTTGACGGAACCAACGCTGACCGTAGACTGGGTACTGAAGCTCTGTTCAACGAGCCAGATTCTGCATTCGCAGGTCAGTCTTCGTCCTTCTCGCAGACTGATGGATTCGTTAACGGCGCTACTGGTCTTGGTAGCACCTCTCAGACTGGTACTAACCCAGGTGCTCTGAATCCTTCCACCACCGCAACCCAAGCTGCCTACAGCGTAGGTCAGGGTATGCGTACAGACGACGCTGAAGGTCTGGGTGTTGGCGATAACCAGTTCAACGAAATGGCTTTCTCGATCGAGAAGGTCACCGTTACCGCCAAGTCCCGTGCTCTGAAAGCTGAGTACTCGATGGAACTGGCTCAGGACCTGAAGGCAATTCACGGTCTGAACGCTGAGGCTGAACTCGCAAACATTCTCTCCACTGAGATTCTTGCTGAGATCAACCGCGAAGTCATCCGTACCATCTACAAAGTTGCTGAGACTGGTGCTCAGGTCAACACTGCTCAGGCTGGTACTTTCAACCTCGACGTTGACTCCAACGGTCGTTGGTCTGTTGAGAAGTTCAAGGGTCTCCTGTTCCAGATCGAAAGAGATGCGAACGCAATCGCCCAGAGAACTCGTAGAGGGAAGGGCAACATCATCATGTGTTCTGCAGACGTTGCTTCTGCACTGACCATGGCTGGTGTTCTGGACTACACCCCTGCTCTCAACGCAAACCTCAACGTTGATGACACTGGTAACACCTTCGCTGGTGTAATCAATGGTAAGTATAGAGTCTACATTGACCCATATGCTGCCAACAGTGCTGCAACTCAGTACTACGTCATCGGTTATAAGGGTGCTTCCCCTTATGACGCTGGTCTCTTCTACTGCCCATACGTACCTCTGCAGATGGTACGCGCCGTCGGCGAGAACACCTTCCAGCCAAAAATTGGCTTTAAGACTCGTTATGGTATGGTCGAGAACCCATTCTCCCAGGGTACAACCCAGGGTAACGGTACTCTTACCGTTAACAGCAACCGCTACTATCGTCGCGTTGCCGTTACCAACCTTATGTGATATACTTTCACTCCGTGTGAAGGAAGTGCAGAGGGGTCTTCGGACCCCTCTTTTTTTATCTAAATACAAATAAAACTCTCATGAGTCAATCTCCCTTTGCGAAACAAATATCCAACAGGAACTACATGTCTCCTGTCGGGTTCAAATTTATCCTTTCAAAGGCACCGAAGGTTGACTTTATGTGCCAATCTGCAAATATTCCCTCGATCAGTATGGGAACTGCAGTGCAAGCCAGTTACCTGAAGGACATTGCAGTTCCTGGTGACAAGGTTCTTTATGATGATCTGAATCTTAGATTCTTGATTGATGAGAACATGGAGAACTATCTCCAAATCTATAAGTGGATTACTGGTCTTGGATATCCAGAGTCCATTGAACAATACAACACTCTCAAATCAGAAGATCCATACTCTGTTATCAATGATGTTGATAGAACAGATCCAAGATACTTTGAGTCTTCTGATGCAACACTACAAATTCTAAACAGCAATTATCAACCAAACATTCTTGTCAAATTCAAGGATGTCTTTCCAACATCTCTCTCTACCCTTGAGTTTGATGTGAGTGATAGAGACTATTCATACTTCACCGCACAAGTCAGTTTCAAGTATACCATATATGAGATAACTGATCGAAATGGTGTTAGACTAGATAACAAACCAACCATTGGCGATCCTAGATGATTCTAAACCTTGATATGATTCAGTCGATGTGGGAAGAAGATTCCAAAATCGATATTGATAATCTCCACGAAGAATCACTGAAAGTTCCTCAACTTCATTCTAAGTATCATGAGATGATGAACAACTTGATTCTTCTACGTGCAAAAGCTGAACAACTGAAGAAGAACATTCGACATGATCGATATGAATACTTCTCAGGAAAAGCTGACCCTGATGTCTATGTTGAAAATCCATTCCCCAAAAAGATTCGCGACAAAGACACAATGCAAAAGTATCTTGATGCAGATGAAAAACTTTCAGAAGCATCAATGAAAATTCAGTATTACGATACGATGATTAGTTATCTTGATAGTATTCTCAAACAGGTTTCAAATCGCACTTATCAAATCAAGAATTCTATCGAATGGCACAA